AGTGAAGGTCACGACGTTTTTAGCAAGGTCGCTGGTCTCGGTCAAAAATACCATGCTCTGATCGATTACCGCGGTCACATTGGAAGCGTTCGCAGTGGAGCATACGAAGTTAAACACAAATTGCGTAAGCGTCGCGGGTATGTAGTCCGCATTTGCCTCCGACAACGCATTTGCATAGCCGACCAGCGCTTCCGGGTAATTGGCATCGCCGTCGATTTTGGCGTATAAGCCGACCTCGGCCCAGTGAAACGCAGCCATTATGCTGCCGTTCGCATTGAGGTTATTGAAATTAATCTTTATGGTCGTGGTGCCTTGACTTGATGTTTCCGCAGCTATCGGGAGGTCCTTAAGGGATGCGATAAGCGCTGTGACAGCCGTAATGTCTTGTCCGTTCGGCAGGTAGCCGCTCCCTATCGATACCTTCGTGAACTTCAGCGCTTTGCCTGTCTGGGCAGCGGCGAGATAGGACTGTCCGATTGTTGTTAAGTAGAATTTATCGAATGCCATTTAATTCACCTGCTTCATTTCGAATATTTTTCCAAACGTCATTACGCCGCCGAAGTATATGGATGCCGATGTTCTCTGTTCATATGTCAGCGTGCAGGACAAGTGCGCCGGTTTGAGCTCTTTGATAAGCCTCGTGATGTCCGTATCTTTGGTCTTGCCAGGCAGTGCCGATACCCATACGGTAAACGTATAATCGGCGGTGTTTTCTTCAACGCGGAAATCAACGCCGATTGCCTGTTCCAGCAGGTATTCCAATTTTGCCGGATTCATCGGAGCCTTGGGAGTGCGCTTATAGATCACATTATTCCGCCGGAACTGGAGTGTCTTACCGGCGTCCGGCTTGATGCCATACATCTGTTCCCAGTATTGCAGTCCCCAGGTTGCAAGCTCGGGAAAGCCTTGATTGCGCAGCTGCTCGAAATAGGACCAGGCTTCGTCCATTTCAAGGCCCATAACCTGATACAGCCACTTGGCCACATAGGATTTGTCGTATATGGGAGACACAGCCGCAATCATCCGCTGGGCTGCTGAGCTGGTTGGGAAATTCTCCAGATCCATCAGGCCGCCTCCGTTGCCGTAACAGTTCCGGTGACGGGGCACTCATCCGCTGTTATCGTGATATTGGCCGTGCCTCCATTTACCTTCAGGCTTGAGAAATCAATAACGCCATCCGCCCCCGCAAGGATTGCCGCAATACGGTTATATCGCAATGTCCCATCTTCGATGGCCTCCGTGTAATAATCCTGCGCGGATTTCGAGAATGCCGCCTTGACCTCCGATATCGTCGCATCGGGTTTAAGCGTTACCGTAAAGGAATAGCTAATGGTTACGCTTGTAGGCGCCCCCACCGTGACCGTCGCGCCTATCGGGGCTTTTCGCAGCAGCGCGTTGCCCGGGGATACGATATCGGCATACACCGCATCGACGATCGTCTGGTTCGCGGGGGTCCCGTTGGCATCGTAAACCACAACCTTGACGGTCCCGGCTCCGTTCCATGTCGGTATGACAGATGCCTTTCCTACGCCTGTTACCGCCTCAGCCCATCGCTTGTAATCGGCCACGGAACCGACGAAGGAAGCCTCCGCTTCGCTGATGGCATACATCAGGCGTGCACGCAGCGCAGCGTCCGTCTCCTCGCTTGTTCCGCCGCTGACGGCCGCAGCGTTTGTGATGCCTGTTATGCCGGTGATCGGAGACGCCATGATACCGATCGTCCCGGCCGAGACGTTCCCGCCCGTGCCAGCTGCTACGGCTGTTACCGAAACTTCCACAGTGCCGGTGCTGCCTAAGGTATAATCTGCGTCTGCTGCAAACTCAACGGCCGGCTGAGAGCCGACCGCCGGCGCCGCGAAGACAAATCCTTTTGCGATTACAGTGCCCACTGTTCCTTTCACCGTAATCTTGCCAGTGGCGGCGTTGGCGGCTTTCCTCGTGATCCCATGCGCCTGCGCATGGTAGTCGAGCCATGTCCCCGTCGCCCACATTGGGAACATGAGCTGCAGCGATTGCAGAAGTTGATATTCGATAAGCTCCGCTTTCTCCAATGCGGTTGGCTTGGTAAAGTCCCAGGGGAATCCCCCTTCCGTGTTGTCAATATCGGCGGGCAGATTTTCCATCATGCGCTTCTGAATTGTGGCCGCGTCCTGATTGTTTATAAAGTCCGGCGCCGCGAAAGTTGGTATGCTTGACATATATTTTGCCTCCCTTATGCCGAAATGGTGACGCCGAGCTGCTGTTCTTCCCAATTACGTCCTTTCACAAGAAAGGTGCAGCGCAGGCCGTCCGGTTCGCGGGTAAAAGAAAAATCTTTTACATACTCCGTATGTTTGTTCACCATGAGCGCTTCGGTGATGGTTCTCTCAACGGCGCTCTTCACGGCTTCTGTGTCCGGCTCCCGCATGGCATCGTCGAGTTCCGTTCCGATATCTGCGCTGTATGCCAAATGATCATACCTTTCGGTCATGACGATTTTTTGACACCATTGGAGGTACGCCTCCCGGCCGTCAGCTGCGACCATTTTGTGCGCGCCGTCCTTTACGAAATCCCCGATATCAAAGTCAAAATGGACGCTTTGCTTGTACTTTTGATTTTCCGCCGCGGTCGGCGTTACGATTTCCGGCATCTGAAATACCGGAAATAAATTATCCGCCATCTTCTGGCCTCCCTTCAGACCGGCTCCACTGCCATGGTCATCTTTTTATCGGTGGCATTATGTTGGATCGAGGTCACGTAAAAATATCCGTCCAGCGTTCCGGCGGAAATGTGTACCTTGTCGCCCTTCCGCACAAACGGTACGTCAGGGCTGGTGACCTTGCTGGTCCGCTTTGGAGCGCCGTCCTTATCAAGAATCGATTGGGCCTCGGTTTTTGAGTCCTCAAGCGTATCGCTTGAGGACTGAGACACTATCTTTTGGCGTATGCCATACTGCGTCTGTCCGTTTACGACGGCCTCCACGGAGGTTCTTCCGTCATCGTCCTCAACGCCCATTACTTTCACGCGGGTGACCATATCCTCCGTGCTGATCTCATCGCTGGCGACGGTCATGTTGTCCGCGCAGAACATATAGATATCGGCATTGCTTCCACGGGGCAGCACGCTGACTTTATCCTGCACGGCGCGAATAATGCACTTGGGAGCGCCTTTCTTCACCGCGTCATCCAAGAGCGCCGCCGCGATGTCACCAAGCTTTTTGCTTTTAAAAACCGTTTTGGCATGCGGTACATCGGGTCCGTCATAGCTGGCGACCGGAATGCCCCAGTCGTCGAAAACGCCAAAGAGGGCGGACTGCGTTCCGGTGCCGTCCGGATAATAACGGTTGTCCTCCGATTGCTGCATGTCATACAGCACGTCATATGCCGTACACTCTAAAGAAGAGCCGGAATTTCCGTCGCAGGTCGGCGCCCAGACGACGATTGTCCCCCGGCACACTTCCGCACTTACGGCGCCGCAGTCCGCAATCACGACAAGTTTGCAATTGAGCTTCACCGCGCTGGACAGCGCGGCGCCGTTGTACGGGGTATTGTATAGCGCGCAGTTAATGCGGGCTGCGAGTTCTCCGTCGCCCTCTCCCCAGCCGAGCTCTTTTACAGCCGCTGTGATATTCAGCTGCGCCCCGGTCTCCGTTACCAAGTAAAGCAGGTATTTAATTTTGCTTACGTCTATCATGGCGTCTCCTTACGATGGAAGCGTCAGGACTTGGCCGGGATGTATCATGTATGAGCTCGGTATTTTGTCCTGGTTAAGGTTATAGATTTCAGCCCATCTGGTACCGTCCCCGAGCTTTTTTTGTGCGATTCTCCACAGACTGTCCCCGCTTACAACCGTGTAGGTATCTGCAGTCGTCTCGCTTTTAGGCGATGCCGGACGGCTCGTCTCGGTGGGAGGCGCCGGCGAGCTGGTCGTTATACCGCTCTCCGCGACCGTGTAGATCTTAATATCTTTGGCTTCAAGGAAAGATATTGTGTACTTATAGTCGCCGTTTCCGCCGTAGGCCTGCGCCTCATACCTATCCAGAAACACATCGCAGTTAATTGTCGTTTCCGTCACCATCAGCCGCAGCTTCGTGCCGTTCTGCCTCCATTTTTCCCACAGACCGAGCACCTTGGCCGGTGCCTGCCAATATTGCGATTTTACGTAGCTGGCGCTTTTTCTGCTCTCGCCCGGAAGCATACCGCTCCACGAAAATGTCAGAAGCGCTGTTCCCCATGGAAGCTTAATCTCGCCCACGTTAATGACATCATAATTCTGAAAGGCTGCGTTTCCGCTGTGCTTGACAGACTCTGGCAGCATACAAAGCGTAAGCCTTGCGCCGGTATCGATTTCCGTAATGTGGATATCCACGTGGCTCACGCTCCCTCTGCTACCGGCATATTGCCGAATATTTTCATCAGTTCTTCGGCGATTTCTCCGCCTATGTCGTCGCCCAGGCTGCGGATATTGGCCCGGATGGCGGCCACGATATTCTCTGCATTCTCCTCGCCGCCAGCATCGATCTTGATCTCGGGAGACGCGCTTACGTTTACGCTTACGCGCACTCCTCCCCCGGCCGCCTTCCCCGCGCTGGCCATAACCGGATAGGAATCTCCTGCGTATGCAGATGCTGCCCCGACGGTTCCGCCGTCCGCATAAGCGCTGACGCCCAGCTGATCTCCCGCCTGCTCCCACAGCTCTATGCCGCGGTCGCGGCGCCCGGAGGACAGCGGGATTATGGCTTCCGGTCCGTCTTCGGCTACCAGGCCCATGTGCGGGCTGGCAAATATGCCGCCCTCGGCGTGGGCCGCATAATTGACGCTCACAGACACATATCCGCCGCCGCCGACGCTTTCGGCCCCCGCAATAACGGCATTGGCCAGGCTCGCGCCGGCGTTGTATGCGGAGGTGTATCCGCCGTTTACAGTGCTGACATAGGCGTCTACCGCGCTGCCGGCAACGCTGGCCGCCGCCGTCCCCGCGTCCGTCGCTCCGCTGGACAGGCCGTCCGTATAGGCTTGTACAGTGTTCATGGCATCGGTCTTGGCATCGTCCGACATATCGAGCTTGGTCATATTCTCCTCGAACGCGTTCATTATCTCTTGCATGGTTTCCGGAAAATTGGTTTGCGTCTGCGCCATCTCGTTGGTAGCGTCCTGCTGGGCCGTCTG